AATGTTCCCATGACCAAAGGAATTTAACCCAATTCCCACTTGAGATTGTTGAAAGTATTCAAGATTTTGAATTATTTTGTGGTATGATACGTATTGTTCCATTACTTTTTCAATTGTCTTTCCATTTTTCTTATTTCTTCTTGCTCTTTATCATGCCTTTCCTTCAATAAAGCCGCAACATTTAGACATAAATACATGGGAATGTCGTCCATTTGTTGTACCTTTGTTATATCTTCGCCCGCAAGTTGGTAGGTGAGATTAAAATAGAATCTAATGGTATTCTCTTTTGAAGCCATTTCGGTAGAATCTCCCACCCCTTCATCGTCATCTTGTTTACTTTGTTCGTCAATACCAAAGAATTCTTTATATTGGTTGTGTACAGCGTTGATGTTAGCAAAAAAAAACTAGCAACTCCAAACCAGTATAATATCGGCAAATCCTTGAATTGTATTGCCCTGTCCTCAATCTCCTCAGATTTGTATTTCTCAATCTTGTATTTCCCTTTCTTATCCCTTGATACAACTGGTCTATACAATGTGGACATAATCAAATGAATTGATTCTTCAATGTTCTGTGATGAATACACCTGTAAGTCAACCCATGCTCCCCAAGACAACTTGGACCAATCATTCTCCAATCCATACTCAATCCCGTTGAATTCAAATGTTTGATACATCTCGTCCTTTGAGAAGTCCTTGCTCATTTCATTTGTGATGTAGTCCTCAACCATCTTAACTTGTTTCAATGGCAAGTCCCTTAATTCATCCACAGAGATATTCAAATATAACGATAATAACTCAGCAGCATTTGTTTTATAGATGTCCTGTTTCTTAATAAACTTTTGATACTGACCTATTGTCATGTGTGGTGATACTTTAATCACCTTATCTTCCATCACTACTTCTATCATACTATTGTAATTTTTCCTGTTCTTTTATTTAGTTCTGATTCCAACACATAACGGATGGCATCAATGGCGTGGTTGTTATCGTCCTCTGGTACATCAAGCAAGTTCCCGTCCTTATCTTCCCTATAACGATAAGATGAAAACTCATTAATAATGTTCTTTGAGTCTTTTGTAATATAAACATGATGTCTGCGAATTAAATCCAATCCATGAAGAATTGTTTTCTTTGATACTGGTTTAATATTAAATCTATTTCGTTTAACCTCCTCAATGTTCTGTGGTAAGGCTGAATCTGCCCATATGTTCTCAACCCTTGAAATCTTCATCTTCTCCATCTCATAGATGATGTCAGGAACGGTCATTCCCTTCACATACATTATCTCTTTCAAATACAACTCATCACCATTTTTATAAACGCTGACAAGCGCTGTGGGGTCATTAAATCCCCAGTCAATTCCCATACCCAATAACTTTGTTCCACGTGGAACTTCATCAATGATATTGAATTTATTGAATACCAACTGTTGTGGTAAACCCCTCTCACCCATGGCATATACTCTATAAAGGTTTTCATCTTTGTCTTTTAATGATTCAAGTTCCTTAATGATGTTCTTATCAACAAAGGGATTATCCCTCCATGTTGTTTTGAATGAATAACAATCATCCCTATCTTCCAAGTCATAAACCCACGATGTAATCTCAGATGGGTTCAAATCACAAATAACCTTGTCAGTCGTTCTGAATATCAATTGATTCCAATCCTCAATCTTTAATTCATTGGCTTCATTACAATACAGATAATCACGTTTACTACCACGAAGTTTCTGTGGTTCATCCACTGAGAACCAGTTAATCATGTTTGTCCCAAGAATGTAATATCCATCCATCTTATGGAAGTTGGAAGGGTCATAAACCCCAAACAACTCAAGGACCTCAATTAAGTCCTTTAATACTGAATTCTTTAATGATGGTAAGGTTTTTCTGACAATGGATAATGTCTTTCCATCCTCTTGAAGTAATTTATAAATCCAGTATATCAGAATGTTATATGTCTTCCCTGAACGAGAACCACCAACAGCAACAACTAGTCTTTTATCCAATTCATCGGACTTTAACAATTCATCAAATACTACTGTCGTTTTTACTGTTGTCATAATTTTTCATTTGGGGGGATTTCGGAATCCTCACCTGGCCATTCCAAGTCAGGATTCCAATTACTCCTCCACAGATTTTCTGATAACCTCAATCTTGATTGGGTCAACAGATGTAAGTTTTTCACCCATTGTGGAAACGTCCAATTGTTTCTCATCTTTCCAATTGCTCTTGAACTTGTTTCTCATAATCATGGACCAAAGGTTCTGGTTAAACATCTTTGATTTACCCTCAACAATCGCATCATGAGCCCTATCGTACCACCATTGTTCACAATGTTTAAGATATTCTTCAAATGTATCCCTATACTCCTCATTTCTATCCATTATCTCATAATGTGTTGAATGATGAATATTCAACTTAATGAATATCTCAGTTTGATTCTTTCCCCTCTTTCCACAATCAATCATTATCTCCTTCCAGTTCTCAGGAAACCTATCCTCGGCCTTCATTCCTTGACCCAAGTTATTCTTTCTTTTATCTTCTGTATTTGACATCGTATAATTCAATTCCTTGTTTTATTCCCCCAACCATATCCTCAAGTGATGGTTCACCTTTGACATTGGGGTATAACGATAAATACGCAAGGTTTATTTCTATTTTATCATAATCAGAGTAGTCAGACATATCTTTATCCAAGATAATCGTTCTAAAGACCTCTCTCGCATTATTGATATGGTCTGGACTATCCAAATTATTAACAACCTGTTTTCTACCTTTCTTACAATTACACATCTAATTTCAGTTCTTTAATGGCTATGGCCATGGAGTCTTTTATATCCTTGAAGGCTTGACTCATTTCAAAGTCATCTCTCATGGCTGAGAACTCAATGATTTCATCAACCCCTTGAATAATCTCAATCACTGAGAATCCATGAGCCAAGTTTCGTTGAAAGTAATCCTTAATCAAAACACACAACAAGTCCTCTTTATCCTCAATGGATAACTTGAAATAGTTGTTTATCAGTTCATCAACGTTCATACCAATAAATATATCACTATCAAAAAAATTGGAAATAAAAAACCCCTCGCTACGAAACAAGGGGTTAACATGGACAGGGATGGGGTAAAAAAAAAATTATATGACAATATTAGAAAGAACGTCCCATCCCGAATATAAATATCAAAAAAAGTTTGGTAGTGTAAAGTATTGGTTGTACCTTTGATGTATGGAAATCACATTGGATAAAACACAAAAGATGTACTTTGATATGTGTATCAAAAAATACACCCCATTGATGTTGGATGAACCAACAATGGAACAACAATTCAAATTGATGGAGTTCATCAGTCAATTCAACATGTTGGAACAAACAGAAGTTATTACACCAAATGGTGGAACATTGAATGATGTTCAAAAATTCAATCTTTGGTACAGACAAAACATTGATGAAATCATTGAAATTTTCTTTGGGTAAATCAAACTAATGTTATGTATCAACCAGCACAGACCCTAATACCAATTGACTTTCTAATTGATAAGTTGGGTATCAAGTTCAAGATTGTAACTGATGATAGGAATATCACATTAATGATTAAGTCAATTAACAAGAACCTACACTCACAATTGATATTAGATAGAAGACTTATTGAAATGGATTTACAGATGGGAACTTACCATTACAACAATGTTGAAATAGGGATTATTGAACACTACGTTATTATCACATTGAACAGGATGTTCCCCCACTTTGTTAAGTTGGATATTGATTACACAGGTTTGGAAAATTACTTAAAATAAATTTGGATAAGTCAAACTAAATAACGAACTTTGATATATGGAACACTTTGAAAAACCAATTATTGTTTTGTTGACAGAGTTGAAAATCTGTAATAAGAAGAAGATTAAGAGAGCCTTGAGAAAGTCAATCAGACGTGTGTTTCAATACTACACTGAGACATTGCCAAGACTAGTCTCTGTTGAGGCATATGAATACAACAAACAACACAACAATCTTGATTTACAAGAGATTGATGCTTTCAACAAAAGAAGGGGTAAATTGGTATTGGAACACACAACCCCAATCATGAGTTTCATCAACCATGTGTTGACATTGCCTGAGGAGTTGTGGGTTAAGACCATTCAAGAGTATTCCCCCTGTTGTTGGATTACCAAAGATGAAGACAAGAGATTGAAGAAGAATGGATTCAACACAAAGAGAAATGGTGGTTGGAAAAAATGTTACGATGAATGTGAAATTAATTTGGTAAAGTAAAATAAATAAACGAACTTTGATATATGGAAAAGACAATTGAAATAAATGACAAAGTGGTATTCACCACACAGGGACGAATCAATGGATTGACTGGTGTTGTTGAGGACATCACAGAAACTGGTTATCTTGTTCGTTTGGACAATTCACCCTTAAAGTTTTTCAATTTGATTTCAGCAAAAAAAGATGAAGTCAATTTGGTAATGTCAAACTAATTAACGAACTTTGAACTATGAAAATCATCTCTTTTGAAACTGAAACATATCAAGGAAACAATGACTTGAGAATCTTCTTTGAACTGACAGATACTGATTACAAGAAACTTGTCAAGATGAAATTCTCTGACATCTACCAGATGTACGAACATTGTCGTGTTGTGTCTGTTGGTTACTACAACACTGTTTTGTTCTCTGAGAACGATGAGTTGTCATTGAGTGGTTCTGTGTTCAATCACAATGACCAATGTTTCATCACACCTGAATTTTAATTTGTATAACTGAATATAAACCCCTATCTTTGAACTATGCCAAACTGGACAACAAACATCGTTAAATACAGAGGTTCTGAACAGGACATCCAATCAATCAAAAACCTCATCTTCTCTGTTGATGAAGATGGTGAAACATTCTTTGACTTCAACAAAGTCATCCCAATGCCTGAGGAATACAATGAAGGTGACAAATGGTATGACTGGCGTGTTGAGAATTGGGGGACAAAGTGGAACTCTGATGGGACACAAATCCTCAATGACACACCCACTGAATTGGAGATGACCTTCTTGACAGCATGGGCACATCCTGTTGGTGTTCTCTCCATGTTGAATGACTTGTACCCCAACCTTCACTTCTTTCACGAGGCACAACATGAAGGAGGATTTGGTGGACACATCGTTGAGTATGACCCCATTGAGAATGATTGGTTTCGTTGTGAGACAATGGAGGTCCTTGTTGGTGAGAATGGTGTTCCCCTTCATGAAGATGAGGAGACAGGTGAATATGTTGATGAGGATGGAAACATTCATGAGAATTGGGATTACATGTTTGTCCCTGTTCCTTAAATGTTGATAACTTGATTAGGGGGATAGAGATATTCCCCTTATCTTTGTATTGTTGATAATGATTAAGTTCAGTCAAGGGTGGGACATGTCAATGTGTCCGATAGAGTAGACTCCAATATGCGTTTATATATAACCACTAACTATAAACAATAATCCCCCACCTTGTGAGTGAGGGGTTAAACAGAGTTGTATCTGAATCGTTACCTGTCTGTTGTTATGGATGTCTGTATCTTAATCGTGTATCCCACATCCATATATCAAAGGTAATACTTTTATTTCATATTACCAAACTTTCTTTTCTTTTTTTCTGTCATAGACTTTCTTTGAGGGGACATACCTTTGTGTCATCTTTCGTCTGATGATTTGTTTGATGTGTCCATCTGTCAGTCCTTGTTTGTATCCCATTGTTTCCATATATCAAAGATAGTGAATCCATATGTATCTACCAAATTTATTTTAAGTTATTTTTGGACATTCGTTATAACAACATTTGTTGTAACAACTATTGTTTACACGAGTATTAGTTCGGATTAAGGATAGATGTGTAAGCCCCCCAACCCTATAACGCCCAATTTATTATACACATAAAAAAGGGGGATGTTACTCCCCCTGTCTTTATTTGTCACCTGTGATGTCGTATGGTTCACCCTTTTTGTTCACGTGAACTGTGGATTCCCCAATCGCTCTGTCACCTCCCTTGTTCCTTGCGTAGTACCTCAACCTCACACAATAACGAACGATTGAATCCTTTGGTGTTCCTTTGATTGAGTTGGCTTCCTTGTTTGTTTTCTCAACCACTTTCTCATACTTCTTGGCCGAGTCCAAGTATGTCCTTGCGCTCTTCCTGTGACTTTCGTATTGACTCTGACCAAAGTAAGTTGATGATGAGGACCAAATCCTCATGTAGTCAACTTGGTCAGCAGCCAAGTCAAGATACATCCTTGCTGTGAGTGAGTCTGTGAATGCGTCAATCTCAAGATTTTGGTGTTTCCTCACTGTGTCAACCTTTGACTCAATCAGTTCGTATGACTTCTCATCAAGGAGAACTTTTTTGAGATGGTCTTCTGATTTGGAAATCATGTTTTCTTTTGAACAAGATGTCAAGGAGATGATTGCTGCGATGATGATGATTGTCTTTTTCATGGTGGTGTCTTTTTGTTTATGTAAAGTTAGTGAATGTTTCTGAGTTATACAAATTTATTTTAATAAAATTTTGAGAGGATTTCGTTGATGTCTTTGTTCTCATCTTCCACATCTGATTCATCCAAGAATCCCAACTCAACCTGTTCGTCAAGTTCGTTCTGTCTGTTCTCAAGTGCGTTGATGATGATGTCAATTTGGTCGGGTGTCAATTGGATGTCTTTCATATTGTAAAGGTACTACTTTGATTTGACTTATACAAATTTATTTTGAATTATTTTGTGACAAGGTGAACAATGTAAATCACCATCGTCAAAACATAGAACACCATGAAGATGTTGTCTTGTCCTTCATAGTGAGGAACAATCTCTTTCTTGTTGGTGTTCAACGCACCATACTTCTGTTTGAGTCGTTTGATGTGCTCGGGGTCTTGGTGTTTTGGTGTTTGTTTCATAGTGTAAAGATAGTGATTATTTTGTTACGAACCAAGAAAAATTTCAATCAATCCATAATTGTTCATTCTCATTGTCTCAACCCAAACATGGTCATTTCTCTTTCTGAATGACTTTGGGATTTGTTTGTCCAAGTGTTGAACATCAACCCTTCCATCTTGGATTTTGATTTTCCCCACCAATCCATACCAGTTGTAGAACGGATACAGACCATCTGGGATGTCATAACAAGATGGGTGACCCTTCTCAGTGTTTTGAACTGAGAACACGTCCACAACCTTGTTGGATGGTGTTTCTGAATTTCCGTCAATCCCACCTTCGTAAACTGACCATACCAAGTTTTTCATTTCCATGTTTTCCATATTGTAAAGATAATACTTTTTATTGAATGATACAAATTTATTTTTAGTTATTTTAGTACGCCCCTTCTCTTGGAACAACATTGACATACTCAACTTTGTTTCCCTCAATCTTGACGAACGCTCTGAATCTGAAGTCAAACTTCACACGATAGATGTTCTTTCCCTCGTAACCAGGAATCCACATCTCAGACACATCGTATGCGTCCTTGAATGACTTGGAATCAATCCCTTTGGTGATGGTCTCAACCAATGAGATGAATTTCTTCTTGGTGCCTTGAGGCATTCCGTTTACAACTTTGATGTCTTTCTTTGGTAGTGATTTGGTGATGTCTTTCATAACAATACAAAGATAGGGATAATCTTCGTATCTACAAAATTATCTTTACTGGTTTATCCACATTCTTTTGTTGATATGTGGATAACCC